AATAAATATAAGGAAGGTCTAAAAATAACTAACCCCACCAAAAATGGCAGGGTCGGTCTTATTTAAGTTTCCTATGTTGCTCCTTATCGTAATCGGCTTTAGCCTTTAGATAGGATAGGGTGTTTAAGAATTGTATTGTGGTAAGTTCATAGCTTTGGTCAACTGTGATATTTTCGTGGTCGGCAACAGATTTGGCGCAATATTGCCATCCAAAGTGCTGCATAAAATTTGAACCACCTCTTTCGCTTGTTCCAAACTCATTCCCTTGCTCGTCATTTCCTGAACCAAATAACCCTGAGAAACTTCTATCCAATTTCTGTATACTTGATAAAAAAAAACAATGGATTGGTAAACGTGCATAAAATTTGCTCCTTGTAAGTCCTCGGCATATTGGCTATGCTTGGCAGCATCGTAGGTATCGTCTACCCATTTTCCGTACCAAGTTTTGCGTTGAGGCATAACCATTGAGGCTGCTAACTTGTGCAGGTTACCTACTAAGTCCGTGCTAAATACTTTTGTCTCGATGTATCTGGCTGCTTTGATTTGTTGCACATCATAGATAAACTTATAGCGTTTGCCGTTTACTTCGGTGTACTTAACAGGCTTACCTTCAATCTTATCATCTAAAAAGTCAAGGGTTGCCTTTAGGTTGTTAAACTGCTTTACGCTTAGGCTATCTACCTGAGTGTCGGTAAGGTTAAAGATTATACCTACTAACTTACTTTCCACGTCTAAGGTAGTCCAATCCTTCTCAGGCTTTGTAACTATTGGGTAAATTTGTTGGTACTGCCAAACTGTTAAATCGTTCCAAGTCATTTTCTTAGTTTTAACATTATCTCATAAGCAAGATGCCCACCTATGTAGCATAACGCTGCCAAAGGTAAGCAAATTGCAAAGAAGTACAATATTTTTATTACTTTAATGATACGGCTACACTTGTTGTGCTACTCTTGGCAGGTGGGTAAACTTTGGTAACCTCGCCAGTAACTCCGTTAATAATATCAAGACCTTGATGCGGAACTTTCTTTAGGAACTCTTCCATGTCCTTTTTGGCTTTAGCTGCGCTATTATACTCGGACATTATTTCCTCGTAAGCAGGACTTTCACATTTACTAAAGTCATACTTAACTCCAACCTCACGAATGTTGAACTTAGCACTCATATACTCAAAGTCCTTGCCATTAAGAACGGCTGCTTGTAATACTGCATCTTTATAGTCCTTGTTTGCCTTTAAGGTTTCGAGCATATCCTCTAAGGCTTTAACCTGAAGGTGTGTTTTTAACGGGTCAAGTTCCCCTGCGTTTAAGCGTTCAATTAATTGGTAGGTAAACTCAGTCCTTTGTTCTTTTGTTGTTTCGAAGATTTGTTGTAGTTCCATTTTATATCGTTTCGGGTTTGTAATTCTCAATGTCAAAAAAGCCAATTTCTGACTTATCTTCTGGTCGCCTTAATCTACGCTTTGCAGGTTCGTAACCCTTCTCGTTGCAGTAGGTAAGTATCTCTAAGTAAGTCGCATCAATGTTAGACATCATAATGCTAATTGGTTCACTTGCGTAATATTTGTCTATGTAATCTTTTGTAGTTTGGGTCATTGTGTTTAATTGTGTAGTCAGTTAATGCTGCCATTACAAAACCTGTTGCAATTAGCAGAAGGCAAATAGCGTAAATCATTTTGAGTATATGTCTTGAAGTTGTCCAATAAGGTAACAAGCTACTAAAAATACGGCTAATAATTGTGCGGTTTCTTTTTTCATTGTGTTTAGTTTTTTGGGTTAAATTGTGCGTTGAATAGTCGCACCCCTATATTATTTTAGATTTGTGTAGTTAAATAATCTCTTCTATTGATTAATTCATTTACCCAGTTTAAATACTCTTCAGTAAATACTTGACCTGCTTTTGTGTTTTGAGTAATTACCTTTTGAATTTGAGCAATTTTTAAATTTAATTGTCTCCACTCTTCTCTTAATTTGATGTTGTTATTCATGGTTATTTTGTTTTGATATATCAAATATACAACCTTTTCACATTCCACAACAAAATGAGCAAACTTTTTTTAAAAATTGTGATGAGCGGTAAATATTAAGGATAAGCGGTAAATTATAGGAAGGCGTACCTACCTGTGCCACGTTTAAGGCTGAAGTTCTGCCAAGCCAAAGCCAAAGCCATTACGGCATCATCGTGGAAGCCTGAAGGTGCGGAGTACTTAACCCCCGTTGCCGTGTACTGATACTCAAATACTTCTAACTCCTGGCTAATTATCCCCTCAGGGTAGCCAATCTTCCCTTGATGTATCGCAGCCTGTAACCCTTCCATTAGCTGCTGCTTACTTGAACTTGTAAACTTTAAACCTTGTATCATTACCCCTTCTCTTTGTAGGTCTTCGAGGATAGGGTCTCCAACCCCTGTGGAATCGACAAGGATAGGGCATTTAGGCAATCTAAGTATAGTTTGCTTAGTATTGTGCCAATCCATCTGAAAGCGGTCAAAATAAGCCACGTTTCCGTCTTCGTCTAAACCTACGATAACAGTCCAATCGACCGACTTGGCAAGGTCAATCCCATAAGCCACTACCGGCATTGTTGTTACTGGGTGTAAACATTTGCGAATGTGCTGACTCCCAAATGGGTTTGCTGCGTTCTCCGCAGGGTTTGCCATATACTCTTGCTCAAATACAACCTCTGGCAGTTGCTTACGAGCATCGTCTATTTCGTTAGGGTCAATGTATGGGTTATCGTATGTAGTAAACTTAAAGCTTTGCCAATCGGGTTCGGCTTTGCTAAACAAACTAAAGAAGTAGTTTTTACCTTTGGGGGTGCTTAAGAATATAGCTTTACCCTTAAAGTCCGTTAAAGTAGGTCTTATTGAATTTAGCCACCCATCTTCTAAGTCAGGTATAAAGGAAGCCTCGTCTACTATTACCAAATTAAACTTTCGCCCTCTTAAGTTATCCAAGCGTTCCCCTGTAAAGAACTCTACCTTGCCACCATTCGGGAAGCTAATATTTAAGTCCGATTTGTTATTAGGGAACGGAAGGCTATTGCAAAGCTTTTCAAAGAATACCTTAGCCAATTTATAGGTAGGGGTTATGTAAGCAACCTGACCACCTTTGATTGCGGTTGTAATACATTTTATTTGGCTTAACTCCGATTTGCCGAACCTTCGACCGCACATAACAACTATGTACCTGGCTTCGCAGTCAAGTATCTTCTTTTGGTTTATATGTCCGTTCGGTAGTTCTATTCGCATTAAAGAATTGTCTTGCCGTCTACAAATACTATTTCAATTCTGTTATCTGTTTGAATATCCATTTGTTCTTTTGGCTTACCATAAACACGAGTAAGCAAAGTTTCTAAACTATAAAGGCTGCCCTTCTCTAAGCTCTTACGCATAGCTGCTGCAATCGTTTTTTCAAGTATCGTTGCCTTCGGGTTATCCCATACTGTTTTAAGTTCCTCTAAGTCCATTGACATCATAGCTTGTATGGTATCGTTTATCTCCGCAAGTTTATATCCTTGCTCTTTAAGTAGGCTTACATACTTACGAGGTCTGCCGTTTGGGTTTCTTATTTCGCCTTTTTGTACCGGTTTTAAATTATGTTCGTTTGCCATATCTTCTTATTTATCTCTTTGTTATTACAAAGGTAACCCGTTCTTTTTAATAACTAATGTTGGGTCAAGTTTACGCATTCGGTCTATTATTACTTGGCAATAGTCAGGACTCATTTCAACACCATAACAAACTTTTTGTTTTTGATGTGTCGCTACCATTGTTGAGCCTGAGCCTAAAAATCCGTCATATATAATTTTACCTTTAATATGGTCTTCTATTATTTCTCCAAGCATTCTTATTGGCTTTTGTGTAGGGTGTACCCTTTTTTCTTTTTCGCCTTCTCTAATCATACCATTCCATAATTGGTCATAAATTCTAATTGGAGTATGAAAGCTACACCAAGCCATTTCGCCATCAGCAAAAGTATTTCTAATATCTGTTCCTGCTCTTTTATTCCAAATTAACCACCCGTCGCTAAAAGGCAAAAAGTCAGTAAAGTAATTACCTCCCCAAATAATAAAATCATTCATACCTAAACTTATACAAGTTTGGTAAAATTCTTGTGCTACATCTTTTGTTTCATCATTTGCAATAGGCTTGTATTGACCTTTTTTTGCAACACCAAAATCAGCACCTACCATATCATTCTTTACTACACTTATCCCATAAGGTGGGTCTGTAAATACCATATCAACCTTCTGCCCGTTCATTAACTTTGCTACTTGGTCGCTATCCGTACTATCTCCACAAAGCAATCGATGTTCTCCTATCTCAAATAAATCTCCTAATACTATATCCGTTTCAATGCCCCCGTCTGGAACTGCGAAATCATCTTCCTCGGCTTCTATAACTTCAGCATCAAAGCCAGGTATATCTAACCCCCAATCTTGTAGCTGCTCTGCATCCCAATTATTAGCTAAGTCGTTCCAATCCCATTCGCCATATCCTACGTTGTCTTTAACTATAAATTCCTTTTGTTGCTGCTCGGTTAATTCACTTGCCTTAATGATTGGTATCTCTTTTAGTCCTGCTTCTTTACAAGCCTTTAATCTCATATTGCCACCAAGTACAACCATATCATCATTAACAACAATAGGTCTAAGGTTAAGCATCTGAGGGAACTCGTTAATTGACTTTACAAGCTTTGCAAACTTATCGTCTTTAATTATCCTGGGATTGTTAGGGTTTGCTTTTACTGTGTTGATTGGTACGTTTTGTATCATAGTATGCCGTTTATTATATCGTTTGCTTCGTCTATTGCATCTTCTTGGTCAAGGTAAGTATCTACGTCTGCTATATGTTTATTGATTAAAGTTTCTGCCATAGCGTAGGTGTAATGTCCTATGGTGGTCATATCGTCTCCATTTTTACCCGTCTTACATACCGCAAGGAAGTAAGCTTTGTGCGTAAGGAGTAGCCATATAGCGTTTAGCTTTCTCATCTGCCTTGACCTTTGTAATCTTTAGGTCTTGGGTTATGTTTGTTATAGGACTTCTTTGCAGAACCTCTTTTGCGTTTGCCAAAGCTAATTTTGTTTTTATTCTCGTTACCTTTTGCCATTGGGTATATTTTTTAAGTGTATCTCTTTTAAAAACTCTTTATATTGTTTCTTATCTCCGTACTCTATATGATGTTGCCTACAAAGTCCCATCAAATTGGCAATCGTGTCTTTGTCTTTGCTTCCACCCATACCCCTCGCCTCAATATGATGTATGTCTACTGCTTGTGAGCCACACACTTCGCAAGGAATGAAGTCCGTTTTTTTATACCCCATTCCCTGCAAATATATTTGTGTGTGTTTCTGCATACTTTACCCATTAAATTTTCCGTTGATTTATAATTAAAAAATTTAAGTATGCAAATTATTTTCCATCTATTTCTTTTAGTTTGTTAATTGCCCATTCAATGCCACTCGTACCGCCCCAGGCGTCATACATTAACCCGCCACAACCTTCACTATAAGGAACGTCTTTATGTTGTTGATGTCTTTTAAACGAAGCCATACGGGCAATCGTATCTCTACTAATCGGCTCACGATTTGCCAACTGCCTTGCTCTTGCTTTACCTGTTGCTTCGCCACAAGAACCCCAACCATTTTTTTCTGCCCATTCTATTGCTCTCTTTGCGTTGTTAGTTGCACTTTCAGGATAGTCGGTATAACTTTCGGCAAACTTGCCACCTGCAAGGATAGCCTTCCAAACTTGCATTGCCTTTTCCTCGGTTTCATAAACGCAACCGCCTGAGCCTATTCTATATTTCCCGTTAGAGCATTTTATTACTGGCATAGTTTACTATAAATATACTTTCGGTCTAAATTTATCTCGTCAAAGTTATACTTCTTTTGGCAGAACTCAAATAGCTTTTGTCCGCTTTCCTTTCGCATATCCGCATCGCTTACTAAATCTCGTATATGTTTGTACCAATCCTTTTGGCTTTTAACGTAATGCACGGGCATATCTAAGTAAGGATTGACGTGGCTAACTATGGCAGGGTTCTTTTTAGAAGCCGTTTCTAATACCTTTAGATTTGACTTCATAGCGTTAAACTTGTTATCTACCAATGGGATAACTGAAATATCGCTATCAGTGTAAGCCCCCATATATTCAGTAACCTTTGCATAATTATAGATAGTAGGGTTAAGCTTTAATCCGCAAGTAAAGGCATCAATCATTTTATCCCAAATAGGTTTCTCTCCGTCATTGTAACCTGCAATAACAGTTCTTATATTCATACCTTGTAGCCTTTTGAACGGCTGCCTAAGTATTTCTAAATCTCTTTCGTGCGTTCCGCTACCGCTCCAAAATAATCTAACCTTGTAATCTTCGGTCTTGTTATCCTGGAACTGCTCTTGCC